ACATCCCACCAATGCACTAGGATCATTTGTGAATCCAAAGTCCAAACCATAAGCCAGAAAAGATGCTTTCTCAGGAATCTTCTGGATTGTTGTAAATTGAAATATCTGTGCCCTATTTGTTCCCCTTTCTCCAAGACCATAAACCCTCCAATAATGCTCATCCGTTTCCTTTAATCTCTCAATCTCCTGAATGATCGTCTGATCTAAGAATGGATTATCCAGATAAGTTGTCTGATAGAAATCAGCATCCTCTCTAGGAATTACTCTATCATATATCCAATGGAATGTATCTGAAGGATTGTAATCCAGAATGATTCTCCCATTAGTCCTGAAGATAATTTGTTGCCAATCCTCAAAGGTCAATTCATTAGCCTCATTCAAGAAAGCTAGATCCCTCTTTCTACCTCTGATCTTCTGAGGCTGATCCATAGAGATAAACTCTATCATATTTCCATTAAGAATATACTCTGAATTTGATTTGTTATGATTCTCTTCCCTATATAGATCTGCTCCCTTCAGGATATCCAAGAAGTCTCTCATAACAGAAGAGCGAACTGCAGGAAAGGTCTTTCTTGCTATGGTGATAGTCTTTCCCTGATTCCTTCCACAATAATAGAAGATAATCCACAGGAGGATGTTATAGGTCTTTCCTGACCTCGTTCCTCCCTGCTCTACTATGATCTTCTTATCTGATCTCTTTAGATGTCCAAAGACTTTATTAACTTGGATCTTGCTCATCCACTTCCTCTATCTGGAAGGTCTTTATCCCTTCATGAGATATCTCCTGTCTCTCCACATATCCTCTCTTCTTACCTTTTGTCTTTAGATAGAAGATGATAGCCGTTGGATTCTCCTTAGTTATCTGACTATGGAGTTTGCTCTCTGCATAATCCAGAGCAACATTGGATATATCATCTACTGCTTTCTTGTATTCAGGATCAGTATCTAACCACAGATAATGAGTAGATCTTGCTATCCCCACATTCTTACAGGCTGAGGTTACTACTCCCAGAGATTTCTCTAGGGCTTCAAGCATCGCCTTTTTATGTTGTCTATTTTTGTCCATTGTTTTTGACAAATGTTTTGTATATTGTAGTCATCAAATGCGATAATAGTGTAATGGTAGCACATCCTGCATCCAGTAGGAAGGAGGCGTTCGATCCGACCTTATCGCTCTAATTAGCCCTCCTCTCTTGGAGGGTTATTTTTTCTCCCTTATACATTCCTGCTCCTATCTCATCAATCTTTGAGAATGGGATTATAGGAAGCGTTAGATTCTCCTTTGCCTTCTTATCTATGAAGTAAAGATATCTTAATTGGAATCCCTTGAGTTTCTCTGCTCCTGTGAAATCCCTCTTGCTTGTTCCATGCTTTGCAATAGTCTCTCCATTAGGGAGTCTATATATCGTGGAGTTCTTATTTATTCCACAGAGGCTGAATCCTGATGCTCTGTATATTGTTCCATCACCGCATTGAGTACCATCTGAGAAGGAGAGTATCCATTTAATATGAGGTGCGTTCTTTTTGATGAGTCGGATGCTGATTGCTATGCATCGGCTCTCACTATTCTTTGGAAGATAATCATCAAAAGCCATCCTATTCAACTCTAGCATCTCATTCCATTTAGTTCCCCTTACAAAGGGAAGCACATTTCTCTTATCAATAGGATTCCCATAACTCATAACGCCATGCAACTTTCCATCAAGGAATGCTCCAAAGTGCAGAACAGAATTCATCACTACCTTTCCAGAATAGTGGTGCTTCTTCACAAAGGCATTAGCCTCTGGAGTTGGAATAACCTTAACTATTATTTCCTTTGCTCTGCCCATTGCATGATAATTAAATATAGTGCGTTACCATTTGCATTCTCATTAGCAAAGGTTTCTACATATTTAAACTCCTCTAGCTTCTTGATATCATCCAGAGCGTTCTTAATCTGATCCGCTTGTTCATCTGCTAGTTTGAATGTCATCTGCTGAAATGGTTCTCTATCTCCATCTGCTAGGCTGAAGTCCTCTCCTAACTCCTCAGGATCTAAAGACCATTCTTCAGGCACATCCATACCCCAATCAATAAGATCAGAAGTATTCCATTCATTAGCCAATAGATCCCAATCCCATTCACCAAATGAGGAGTTGTCCTTAATGATGAATTCTCTCTCCTGTTCCTCTGTGAGATTATCTGCAAAGATGATAGGTACTTGTTCAATTCCTGCTGCTTCACAAGCCTTCAATCTCATATTCCCTCCCAGAACAATCATATCCTGATTCACTACAATAGGTCTCAGTTCTAACATCTGAGGAAACTCCCTGATGCTCTTCACTAACTTCTCAAACTTGTAATCCTTGATGAATCTTGGATTATCAGGATTTGACCTGATTTGCCTAATATCTACTTTCTCCATAATTATAGAACCCTTTAATAATCAACTAAGTTACGCAAAAACTCCCTTTCATGCGGAGCGAGTTTCCCTCTCCTATCTATCTGGATCATGATCTCCAATAGTTTTAGATAGTTATTTCTGTTCACTAACATGAGATCAGATCCTACTTTCATCACATTCTAATCAACCTCAGCCTTCTCTGATACTTTCTGATCAGCAATGCTGAATTACCTAATTGCTTCTGGATTTCATCACTCCATCCAAACCTACTTGCTTGAATCGTTAGATTCACCTGATCTATCATCAGCATCTCCAGATACTTCTCTATCTCCCTGATGTGTTTCCTCTTTCTTCTCATCTCTTACTTTCTTAATTGCATCCTGTTTAATGATCCTATCAGCGATCTTATCACCTATTCTCATCATCGCTCTCCTTTGCCTTCTATTAGGCTTATGCTCAGTCTTGTTCAATTCCATATACTGCTAAATCCTTCACACAAGCATCAATTATCTTCGCATAATGATCAGACTTGATCTTAGTCCTCATCATATTCTTAGTAGCATATCTTGCTATTCTCACAATAGCCTCACGACCTTCTGTGGTTCTCTGGGTTTCGTAATTTGTTTTCATCTTTAGATATTTAATAATCCTGAAAGTACACAAAAAAAGGCAACTATCTCATTCCACCATATCTTGTTCTGTGTTTTGGTTAATGTGATAATCATTGTTGCTACAACTTGAAAAACCAATGGTAGCCAATTATCTGAAGATATACCAAAATATATCAAAGGCACTACAACCCCAATCAATGCTCCTGCATAATGTACTTCTCTACTGAAAGAGATTGAGGCTTTGAATTGTGTTGCAACTCCTACAAAGGTTAATGCACTTCCAGAGATGAATAACGCTCCGCTATCATAGAATAACATTGGCACTCCAATACCCCAAGTGAATATCGTAAATAGGAATTTTTGCCTTAATGGTAATACATACCAAGATTCACTAATTGAAGGCAACACTCCATATCTATATACAATAAAGGATATGTAAACGATAAAAACTATGGCTTGTATTATTGTCATCTCTCTTTGGTGTTAAAGGTTTTGTAAGGTTATACCCTTACTTTATACAATCTTTTGTCAGGTTCGTGATTCGCGAATTACGAATTAAGGCACATCCACATCCTCTACCCTGATTATAATATTCTCATACTTCAGGCTCTGTAATGCTCTCCTGCATTCTCTAGCCTTTTCAATCGTGTCATAGATAGCTTCAAATCTATCCTTAACAAATACTCTGAATCTTCTCATTCTTTCTATTTTTTATTTGTAGGATGGAGGGGAGTTGAACCCCTCTTGCTACACAGATTGCATGAAACCCGCCCACAATCTATGCGCCTCCATTCATCCTTTGCTCATGTATTCTCTTTAACCATTCCACCTTATCAGGAACATCTCCATGCTCCAGATGACAAGGTCTGCATACCGCCATAAGGTTCTCTATTCTATCCTTTGATAGACTGCCTCCTGATCCTCTATTCTCTATATGATGAATATCAACTGCTCTACTTCCACAAACCTCACAGGGAATGAAATCATCTAGAACATAATTGAAGTACTTCATATAGATCTTTGTATGCTTTTTCATATGCTGATCAGGACTTCTGCACACAGGATCGGAGGCACTATACTTCTCTCATAGTTCCCTTTTAATCCTTGAGTGCCTGTTTTACTTCCTCTAGGAGCAGCAACATGACAAGGTGCACCATTCTTACACATTGGTCTAGGCTTCCAATCAAAGTTGTTAGTCCAGATATCTGTCGGCTTCATTCTATCATCCCCATACTGACAATAGGTCAATGTATGTCTCAATGGATAATAACTCATGAAAGGCATCTTTCTCAGCATCCCTCTGGGATTCTCTACATAGTAGATAAGATCAGGATTTAGCTTAAGGAAGTATTCTATAACCTCCTGAAGTTTAGCCATCATCATATCACTCTTCTTAGCAAATTCAGATGTTGCTACTCCATTCTTCCTGTGGTGGCTGATTGCTGCTATTGAATAGCTAGTGCAAGGAGGAGATGCCCAAATGACATCAGGCACAAACGGCACCATTCCCTCCTCAAACTCCAAGATGTCCACAACATAATCTATCCCCTCAAATGGATTGATATCTGAGGAGAATACTTCATACCCTAAAACATCAGCAACCTTGCCTATGCTTCTGGATCCTGCAAATAATTCCAATACTTTCATAGCGTATCTCTGATAATATATGAATCCAGATCCTGATGGTTCACAAAGAAATCTCTGTAAGTCTTTATCGCTCTCTGGAACTTAGCCTCTCCTCTTAGATAGAACTCTTCTGATACATCATAGATCCCTATATCACAGGATGATTTGTCCAGAACTACAAAGGTGAAATCCTTATAAGATGTCTGGAAGAGATTGCAGTAGATATAACATTGAAGGTCATATCCATATTTGTCAGCACTATATCTGAATGCCTTGATGTCTGTAGTGGTCTTAAGATCAATAATCTCTCCTCCCCTCTTAATATCTGCTTTCCCTCTAAAAGGAAATCCTCCAATGATATCCACCATAGGTACTTCACATTCAGATCCTGATAGATAACTCAAGGCTATCTCATTCCTATTAAATGCATCAGCCATTCTCTCTCCTGCTTCCAAATCTTTGTTAGTAATGCAGGTCTTAGGATTATCCAACTGAGCCTCCTTGAACTTCTTCGTATTCTTAGAAGCGACATCTACCACCTCAAAGATCTTATCAAAGTTCTCAGGCTCTAATATCATCACATGAATAACCCTCCCCATTAGAAGAGCAGGAGATGATTCATTAGAACCATACTTCATCACATTACTAAAAGTCTTAGGACTATCCAGAAGCATCTTCATTGATGATGATGATAATGCTATCTTATTTAACGCACCATAATAGAAGTGGTCATCTCTTGCACTTTCAATAAGCCAATTCTGATCGTAATCAGATCCATCTAGCATCAACATTATAAAGTAGTATTTAATAGGATTGCTCCTAGTTTAGCAACTGATAGAACTGCTGCCGTAAATAAGAATGTTCCTGCTAACAGGATTGAGTAGTATTTGAAATCTCTCTTTGTCATCTCTCTTTCTTTTAAGATTTAATCAAATATAAAAAGAAATTTTTAATAACTATTCCTCTTCATCAAAAAAAGTTTCTCCAATGAAATCCTCTAGATCCTGAATCCTCTTCTGGAGAGATCTGATCTGATTAAGAGCAACACCCAATCCTACTCCAAATAATACTAAGATTCCCATTGAGCAATACAGACTGCATATCTCTGATCCTGTTCTGGATATTCATCTATCATTACATGATCCTGCATACATCTCATCAGGAATTCTGATCTACTTTCATTTGTTTTCTTCTCTGGTATAGGCATAAGGCAATACTTCAAAAATTAAATCCTTCACATCTTCAAACTTCAGATAAGTAAACACATCCTGAGCATTGTATCTACCAATCCATTTATACTTCCCCTCATCATAGGGTATCCAATTCTTTCTAATCACTTTGGATCTATCAAAGACCTCACAAAGATCTAAGGCTCTTGTCCTGAGATGATTCTTCCTGAATACATAGAACGCTTCAGGAAATTGAAAAGCAATATACTCAGCCTTGCTCTTCCTACTGCACCATCCATGTCCTCCCCAGACATTGATAAACTCCAGAAGGATAAACCCTGAATGATGCATCTTCTTCAATCCTTTCACATCTACCTTCCTATCATCCCAATAGAAGTCAATGTGTTTCTTATCATCTGCTAGTGATGACTTGTGCGCTCCTGTCAATTCCCTGAAGAGAGCCTCTCCAGATTTACCGACCTCAACGCAAATGGCGGTTCGGGCATCAGATAGTTTCCTACCCTCCTTAAGATACTTCTTTAGTTGCATCTAAGAGTTCATTTAATTCTCTGATCCATTGTATCCAGATCTTTGGAGAACAGGTGCAGGGCACATCATATTTGTGGTTAAATACTCTGGAATGTATCTCTGCTATTCTTACTCTCTGATCATGATTGAGAGTTTTCTTCTTTAGAACGCCTCCTGATAGATAATCAATCTCCTCCTGATTCAGACATTCAGGCTGCCGAGAATATGGAAACAAC